ATCTGGCAATCGAAGCCCCAGCCGAAAAGATAAAGCCCGTTTGGTCTATCGGGGATTCCTGCGATATCGATAAGATTCACGCAGGATTGCAAGCCGATCTCGTCTTTTCCTGCCCCCCCTATGCCGACTTGGAAATTTACTCCGACGACCCTAAAGACATCTCGGGCATGGATTATCCCGACTTCCTTGCCAAGTATCGGGAAATTATCTCGAAGGCTTGCAGCCTGCTCAAGCCCAATCGGTTTGCTGTTTTTGTAGTCGGGGAAGTCCGAGACAAAAACGGGCATTATCGAAACTTCGTCGGGGATACGGTCGAAGCGTTTCGGGCAGCCGGTTTGCATTTTTACAACGAAGCTATTTTCGTGACCCCTTTGGGGTCTGTCCCTATTCGGGTCGGCAAACAATTTACCAGCACCCGAAAGCTTGGCAAGACCCACCAGAATGTGCTAGTATTTGTAAAGGGAGACGCTCGCAAGGCTGTCGAAGCTTTGGGGGAATGCGTTTTCGGGGAGCTGCCCGACCCCGACCAAGCCGAAGGAGAACCCGATGGGCAAGCCTAGAAAGCTTTCGTCTCAGTCCCCCCTGCTCAGGACAATAGTAAGAACGATTCCCCCATTGTCGGGGGATCAACTACGGGATAGCTCTACGGCTGCAGACGGGTCAGGGGCAGCCGGTTACGAAGCTGGGGAGCCTATCCAGCAAACACAATTTATTTTTCGCATGGATGATAGTTTTGAGTCCGAGTCAAGCGATTGGGTTAGCCGAGCGGAATGGTTTAAAGACGGGTCAGCTATCGGAAGCCCCGGGCCTTGTGTTGTCGTGACCTACAAAGACAAACAAGGGGCTGAAACCGTATCGTGCCTTTATTCCGGTTTTACCAGATACCAGTGGCGTCTTTTTCTCGCTGCCCCTTCAAAAGGCAAATTTGTCCACCGTTGGCTATACGATAAACCTTACCGGAAAATAGGGTAATTACTCTAAATAGTGTACAATTATGACCCCCCTGAGTCGTGATCCCGAAAGAATCAAAAAAGCCCTTACAAAGTGCAAGGGTAATATCTCGCAGGCAGCCAAAGCCCTTGACGTAACCCGGGGCTGGCTGCACACGTTAATAAATCAATATCCCGAATGCTTAGAAATCGTCGAAGATGCCCGTCAGGAGCTTGTCGATCTTGCCGAGCTAAAGATGCACCAGTTTGTTCTAGAGGGACAGCCGTGGGCTGTTTCGCTTACCCTTACGCATCTTGGGAAGAACCGGGGCTGGACGAAAGAAAAGGAAGAGAAAAAAGAATCTTTGGAGACCTTACTTGATCTCTTACCCCCCGAGCTTGCCGAACCAATTAGGGGATATATTGCTCGAAAGATTGCCGAGGCATCTGCTCAATAAAATCGCAGCCGATTACAATACAAGCCCCCGACGATACCGCAAAAAGCCTTTTGAGTATGTCGCTGAGTATTGTGGTGTGATTTGGGATAAACAAAGGCAGATTATCCAGTCTTTTGAGACTGCCCCCCATCGCGTGCTTGTCCGATCAGGGCACAAGGTCGGCAAAAGTTGGCTGAACGCTGCCTTAATCACATACGCATACGAATGTTGTGGGCCTTGTCGCGTTATCGTCACTGCCCCTACCAAAGACACTTTGAAGGATACCCTTTTTGGGGAGCTGCGCAGGAACCGTCCGAATCTGCCCGGGCTAAAGCCAGTCAATCCCGAGGCTTCAATGCGACCCGGCTGGGATATCATGGCAAGGGCCACCAATCGGGGGGAAGCCTTTCAGGGCAGGCACGGGGAGATCGTATACTTATTTTTCGACGAAGCTACGGGGATTCACCCGATTTATTTTGAAGCTGGGACTTCGATGCACACCGGCGTTCAAGACATGGGGTCTTGGGTATGCACATACAATCCCTTAGATATTACTTCATACGTATATTTCTTAGAGCAAACAGGGCTTTGGGATGTGATATCTATATCCCAGCTTGAACATCCGAACATCCAAGCTGAATTAAACGGGCTGGCCCCACCGTATCCTTCGGCTGTTCGGCTGAATCAAGTAATTACTTCGCTTGATGAGTACGGGACAAGGCTTTCGGATCGTGACCCAGAATATCCCAACGAAGTCGTTTTGACTTGGAAAGATGGGAGAAAAGTCCGGTGGCTGCCCGGGCCAATTGCAGACGCTCGGGTTCTAGGACGCTGGCCCCAAGAAGGGATAAATACCGTGTGGACAGAAAGCCTTTGGAATAGGGTAATGGGAATCCGTCGCGACGTCGATCCTAAATGGAAAGTTCAAATAGGGTGCGATGTTGCCAGATACGGGGATGATGCCACGACAATTTGGGTAAGGAAGGGAATCGCCTTTATGGAAGCTCACGAGATTAAAAAGGCCAGCACCAAGCAAATTGCCGATATTCTGAAGAACCTTTGTTGGCAGTACAAAGCCGACAGAGATGAAAAACAGATTCCCGTTCTAATCGACGGAATTGGGGTCGGGGGTGGGGTCGTTGACAATGCCGACGGCTTCAAATTTATTGACGTACAATCTTCAGCGAAACCTAGCCGAGAAGACTGTCATAATTTTCGATCCGAGCTTTGGATTGCCCCCCTTGAACATGCAAAAGAAGATTTGATAGACCTAAGCCGGATTCCTAAGAATATGCTCCATCGGCTTCGGAATGAATTATTAGGGGCCAGATATATCATCACCCCAGATAATAAATATCTGGTAGAATCTAAAGACCGTATGAAGGAAAGACTAAAACGCTCGCCTGATTATGCGGACGGCTTCAATCTAGCTTGTTATTGGGTGCATTAGTATGGTAACACAATCGACGCAGGCTCGGCAAATGACCGAAAAAGAATGGCAATCGCTGGTGGATGAGCGTTACCGGGAGTATGTGGCTAAACAGGGGGGCATCGATCCCCTTGTTACAGCTGTTCAGGAAGCAATGTTGGCTCTCAATGGGGTTGGGCAGGCAAATTACTGGTGGGGTGACCCGAGGGAAAAAATATACGATAGTCAGAATAATATCTTACAAACGGCTTACCCTGCTACGCTGTCCCCCAATCGGGGCATGGGGGAAGACCTGCCCGTCCAGATCACCGAAACAGAATTGATGTGGCTTCGGAACATTTCGAGGGTTCTTTGTGCCACAAACGAATATGCAGCCTCGGGGCTTGAAAACCGAATCAATTACATAATCGGGGAAGGGCTGCAATACAAAGTGAAGGCAATCGAAGGGGCTCCGAATCTGGGCAGCCTTGTCAGAGATGCCCAAGCCCTGATAGACCTTTTTTGCGAGATGGTCGATCTTTCTGACATCGAGGAAGAGTGGCAGGTTAGAAACGACATCGACGGGGAAAGCTTCCTTCGGCTTTTTCCACAATCTGACGGTTCAATGAAGGTAAGGTTTGTCGAACCGGAATGGGTGCGGTCGGTCAACGGGAATTCCCCCCAATGCTCATACGGGATCGAAACCGACCCTGATGATGTCCAAACCGTTCTACGATATTGGGTCTGCCCCGACCCCTTTACAAACGCACCCCCCGAACCTATCGATCCTGCCTTTATTATGCACAGCAAAATTCGGGTAATGCGTTCGAGCAAAAGGGGCAGGCCCCTATTCTATCCCGTTTTCGCGAATCTAAAAAGGATCGAAGCCCTCGGCAAATCGATATCAGCTATCGCAGTGGCAAGAGCAAAAATTGCTATGATTCGGCGAATGAAGAACGCGACCCAAGACGCTGGGAATGCCCTCAAAGAAAAGGTTACTTCGGTTACAGCCACCGACCCGATCACGGGCAAAGAACGTAACATCGAGGAATTTAAGGACGGCTCGATTGTAAACGCTAATGATTTGATCGACTATGAGTTCCCTTCTGCCAATATCTCGGCTGGTGAATTTATCGCAGTTTTCCAGCAAGAGCTTCGGGGGGTGGCAGCATCCCTAAATATGCCCGAATGGATGCTAACCTCCAATAGCGAGAATATGGGGGCTTACACATCTTCTTTGGTATCCGAAGCCCCGATGAACCGAAGTATAAAACGCTGGCAGAAAAGGGCAAAAAACTTTTTTGCACGCCGAAGGATAAACCCCAATATGTCCCTCCTTTGGCGATACCTTTGCCATTGTGCTGCCCTCGGGATGGTCGATCAAAAGTATTTTCGTTGGATCGAGATTGAAGCTACTTGCCCGTCACTGGAAACGCGAGATCTCGATAGACAGGCCAATCGCCACAAAACCTATTTTGATATTGGTGTGATGACAAAGCCCGAGATAAGGGCAGAAATTGGGCTTGATCCAAACGCAGTTTTCCAAAAAGCATTGGAGGGGCAGACCGAAAAAACCGATACCCAAAATGGTCAAGCTGGAGATGATTCGGGGGACGACCCTTTCGAGTCCGCCGACTAAAAAGGAACCCCCCGGGCTGGGGCAGTCCAGTAATAACGAAGCCACATTTACTGGCTGCCCCAGATATTGAAAACCTATCTTGACAATTCAGTGATTTTGGTAAAACTTAGAATATGCTCTCTAAGCTTCGTGAACGAATTCTAACTATGTCTCCTTCCTTCCCGAAGGTCGATAGGGAGAAATGCGTAGTCGAAGGAGTAAAGATTCTCGGCACAACTGCCCGAGATGGCAGCCGAATCTATCCCCCCGATTTAATCAAAAGCTCTGCCCCCCGATTTGAGGGGAAGCCTTCCAATATCAACCACCAGATCGAAGGCCACCGTAAATTTGGGGATAGATTCGGCTGGATTACCGATGTCGTTGCCAAAGATGACGGCTTGTATGCTACCCTGCACTACAATCCCCATATTGAAGGGGTCGAAGCTTTTCTCTGGTGGTGCGAGAATAACCCTAACGGGTGTGGCTTTTCAATTGATGCCTTGCTTCAATTCGATAGGCCCCCCAATCAGCCGGGTAGGGTCGTCCAAGAATTCATAGAGATTTTTTCTGTCGATTTGGTAGCTGATCCCAACACAACCGAGGGGATTACCGAATCTTTCAACCGAGGTAATTACATGGAACCGAAAGACGTTGTCGCTGGGCCTGCCCAAGAAGCCGAAGAAATTGTCGAAGCCGAAGTCCCGACCCTTTCGGAACTTGTCGGGCAGATTATCGCAAAAGTCGCAGTCTCGTCAGAATACGACGAGATTGCCCGAAACAAGATCATCAAGACCTGTCAGAATCTTTTGACCTTAATCAAAGGGGACGGGGCAGCTCCAACGGATACAAGCAACGAAGAGGAAGTAACACAAGAAAGCTTTAATGTGAAGCTACTCGAAACCCTTTCAAAGCTGAACGATAAGATCGATAACGGCTTTGCCAGCCGAACGGTCGAAGGAAGCCCCAAGCCAGCCAATCCCCAGCCAAAAAGCTTGCCTCGAACCGATGCAATTGTTCCCCCTGCCCCTGCAAGCTATCCCACAGTCGATCAACTGTTCGGGGAAGCCCAAAAGTAAAATTTTTTGTCTGAAAGGTTCTTTGATTTAATAACTCTTCGAGGGTTCAATTGTGGCTAACAGAATTATCAGTAACCCATGGACATTTCCCGTCACGGTTCCTGTCGCTACGGCAAAAGCCGTATCTATGGGGGATCTCGTCGGGCTTTCTTCCAATACGCTGGTGAAAGCTTCGGACACGGCTTGGGACACTGATTTGGCAACTACGCAAACGAATTTTGCTGCCCTTTTCTTGGGCTTTTCCAACTGCGATAAGCTGGCAGATGTTGCCCGGGTTGTCGGGCAGCCGAACAACAACGAGATCACGGTGAACGTATCGGGCTGCATCGAATACGATGCAGCCCCCGGGACTTATACGATTGGGGCTTTTGTTGGACCAGCCAAGCAATCGGGTAACGCTTTGGAAGACCAAAAGGTCGTGCCTGTCGATTCCCTTACCAAAGCTATTGGTATCAGCCAGACCACTGGCACGAATCCCAGCAAGTGCGTCGTTTTGATCTTATCTAAGCTGATGCCAACCGCTCGCTGATAAGATTGGGTAAGAATCTCATAAAGGCAACAGTCTTGGCAGACCTTTTACCTTTGGGAGATTTGGAATATGTTCGTTAAAGATTCGGGTCGCACCATTGGTGAAAAGGTGCGAGAAGTAATGAAAAGGCCAGATATGCCTTTTCATATTAAGGTTGAAAGAACCGTCGAAGCCTTCAACAAAGGCAAATTCGAGAAGTCTTTTCAAGAAATGTCTTTGGCAGGATTTGCTGAGGGGCTTCTGGGCTCCAATTGGCAGATGTACCTGTTGCAATTTTCGCACGGGGCCAACTCGGGGATGATGGATAAGAACGGGCAGACCTATTGGGGGCGGGCGCAAGAATCGGTCGTCGGTATCGATCCCTCAGCCTTTACCAACATTACGGGGCAGCTTCTCGTTCGGGAAGTCAAGCGAGGGTATGAAGACCCCAGCTTTATCGGGGACAAGCTTGTCCGCACAATTCAAGAACCCTCGGTGGCTGCAATCCTCGGGGAATTGAAAGTTCCGGGGGTCAGCAAGGCGATTAACTTGCCCACCAAAGTTGGCCCCGGCACGGCTTATCCTCAAACGAAAATCGTTGAGGATTGGATCAACCTGCCAGCTATCGCAAAATACGGGCAGATCCTCGCTATTACGATTGAAGCCCTTGTGCAAGACCGCACCGGGGGGGATCTCCAAAACCAAGCCATGACGATTGGTTACCAGCAAGCGCTTCGCAAGGAGCTTGAGATCCTGAACGCAGTGATGGGGCTTACCAACACCTACAATTGGAAGGGGACGAATTACAATACGTATCTAACCACTGGCAATTGGGTGAACAAACGGACGGGTGTATCTGTCACGCCGGGAAGCTGGAATAGTAACAACATCTTCAAACAGCAAATGCTTTTCTCGAAGATTCGGGACCCTTACACCAACAATGTAATCAACATTCCATTGTCGGAAATGCGTTTGCTTTACCCCCAACAAAGCGATTGGGCGTTCCGCTCGGCTTTGGATGTGACAAGCGTTTCAACGGGGCAAACAGCTACGTCTCCCTCGATTCGGTCGGAGGGACGAAACCCCTTGCAGGAGATCCCACCTGCATACACAAGCCCGTATATCTGGCAAATTCTGACCGATGCTGGGTATACCGAAAGTCAAATTGAATCGATGTGGTGGCTGGGTATCTTCAACCGAGCTTTTGGGTATCGGGAATGGTTCCCGATCAGCTATAGTTACGCACCAGCCGGAGCCGAGGCTGAGTTCCGTCAGGATATCGTTTATCAAGTGAAGTGCCACGAAGCTGGTGTAGCTGCGGTTTTGGAACCTCGCTATACGTCTCAAAGTATCGATACCTAACAACACCGGGCAAACCCCGTAGTGAAAAGGGATAGGAACCGGTTCCTATCCCCCGTATTTTTACCACTAACTAAATGAGAATTCAAAGATGGAAACAAAGCCGATTCCTTTGGCCACTCCTGCCAAGCCAGCAAGCACGCTGCCTTTGGTGAAAACGGTTGTTATTCACCCCAACCACGAAAAAGAACCCTTTGTCTGCATGGCTGTCCATCAAGACGAAGCAATCAAAAAGGCAATGGAATACTACGGGATGAGATCGTCCCCGAACGTCTGGAAATGCTCCGAAGCTGGCCCCGATCTAAAATTCTCGACCCCAGCCGAGGAGAAGCTGGCCGAGGAATACGCTGCCAAGCTTGCAGCCGAAGCCCCAACCAAAGTTGATTCTTCAACTGATTTCCCAAACCCTGAACCAGCGAAGCCGGGCAGCCTTAAAAGCCGATTAACCGAAACAAAGTAAGCCGCCCCAGATATCAGCCTAAAAAGGGTAGCAAATGGCCGACGAATTGACGATAAAAGCGAAAGAATCCTACACGCTGGCCCTCGAAAGGCTTATCAATTTTCGCACGGAATTTGCCGATAAAGCTACCCCTATCGTTGATTTGCCAGACGGCTCAAGGATCGACTACGTAACATACGAGCAAATGTTGCAAGATCAGGTGGATAAAGCACGGGCTTCTTATTTGCGGCAGCTTGAAGTCGAAGCTGCCACCAATCCGTGGGAAATTGTAACGGAGTTCAACGTATGACGTTTGTAAATCCGATAGAAGAATTTCCAAAGTATCGGGAATTGATGGCCCCTTATTCGATTGGGCTTACCGTCTGGAATCGAGACGAAAACGAGGACTACTCTAATTCCTATACGATCATTGGTCAGAAATACAACGATCTAAGTAAGGGGATCATCTTTGGGCAGCCTTGCACGTTTTCGCTTTATAGCGATAGTGAAACGCAAGTTAAAGTAACAGTCGGGGATCGAATTACGGACGGGACTGCGAATTACCAAGTCCTCGAAGTTACTTTCTTTTGGGGTAATTTGCTTGCTGTCTGCCAGACGATTCTGGAAAGGGCGACGCTATGAGTATCCCAGCCGTCGCAAAGTCCAATCACGGTAAGATACTTGAGGGGCTTGCTGAAAAGATCAAAGAATTGATAGATGATCCTTCAAACGAATTGCCCCCAGATACTGAGATAGTTATACGAAAATACCCTAGGTCTTTGCCAAGTGATAAGACTTATCCTTTAATAATGTTGACCTATGCAGGGGATGAGGTACAAGATTTGAACTTTGAAGATTCGATCTTAGTATCTTATTCTTGCTTGATTATTATTCTAACGGCACAGGATGCGGATAAAGCTGGGGGGCCAACGGTGGATGTCCTGCCTTACATTAGGCAGCAAGTGCGATTTGCTTGTTATGGGAACATCCCCCAGATACCTTTTGTAGATTGGGATTATATCCCCAATCCAACGTTCGATCCTTCGCAGCTTGCAAATAATTGTGATTATTCGGCTTTGGGTTTTGTCTACAAAGTTACTGAATCCAGAAGGGGAACGATATGAGTATTTCGATCAAGCAATTTACCCAAAAGCTAACCCTTTCTTGGACGATTGCCGATGCCCTTGCTACCGGTAACGCTGCTAATCTGTCTTCAACGAAGTCAAAGTTTTCAACGGCTTTTACCTATGGTGTTGGCAACGGGCAGGTTGATACTTTGCACGAGCAAGTTATTACGCTTGCACCTTCGGCAAATACAACAATCGATCTTACAACGCTTGCCGATATGATCACAGGGGATGCCTTCGCATTCGATGTTGTTAAAATGATTATCGTAACAATAGATACTGTTGCAGGGGTCACGGCTTCAAAGATCGTGATGGAGCCGGGGGCCAGCAACGGCTGGAAAGGATTCTGGGAAACGACTTCTTGGAAGCAATCGGTATGGGCAAACGGGGGATACATTGCCGTTAGTCCTCTTGCTGGGGTCGATGTCTCGAGCACGGAAAAGACCCTAAAATTTACGAACGCTGACAGTACAAACGCAGCTACGATACGCTTATTTCTTGCAGGCATCGCAGTCTAAAAAGGGGATATCATGGCTGAACCATTATCGGGGAAATACGGTCGCGTTAATGCTGGGGGCGTGTCCCTAGAATTTGCAGGCGAATGGCGAATATCCGAAAACGCCAATCTGCTCGAAACTACAAATTTCGAGAATGCGATTACAGACGGGGGAAAGTCCCTTGTCCAAAAGATTGTTGGACTTACAGAAGTAACCGGAACCGTTTCTGGTCGCTTCTCGCTGGGGCAGATTCCCAGCGATGTCAATATTGTCATTGGAAATGATGCTGAGATCGAGCTTGATCTAATCGTCAAAAAACCAGATATCGGGATTACCGTATCGGTGGTTTTATCGAACTGCGAATTGGGCACGGTCATTACAGACGGGGCTAACTTCTCTTGGGGTTTCCACGTCAATAGCATCGTTGCTGAGAATTGGAGCTAGAAATAAATGATGGATCGAGCAACAGTCTTTGGCCCCCAATCGGGGCCTCATGAGATCGAATATCAGGGGAAGACGTACCACGTAAATTGGTTGACCCAAAAAAGCTATGCCGAGATTGAGAAGCAAGTCCGAGCCGTATTTCGCAAGGAATACGTTGAGATGTCAAAAGGCTTTGACGATCCCAAAGAAAAGGCATCTTTCTTAGATCGGGCAATTGCTTCGCTGACAAGCCCCAGCTTCCTGCAAAAGCCCGAGGTTGAAGAGTTTTTGGCTTCCCCTGCCATGATGTATATTTACATTAGAACGCTAGTACCAGAGTTAAGAGAAGCTACCCAACAAGAAATTCAAATGTTCTTCCTTGAAGCTGGGGATGAGTTCAAAACCATAATTGACGGAATGCAAGCAGTCTGGAAGCAAGCCGAGCTTGAATTGATGACCCTTGAGAGCGAGGGCAATAAAGACCCAAAAGCAATCAGGGCAGTATTGAAAAAGCACGGCATATCCTAAGCTACGAATGGATTGCCGAACAGCTTTTTATTTACTGTCCTAACTTGACCTTTGACGATATTGCAGGCTGGTCAGACCAACAGGTTTGGATCAGATTGAGGGCAGCGATTAAGCTTGAACGATTGAAGGCAGGCAAGCCGATTACCCCCGTAACGGACGGGGAGAAGATGACGAGGGAAGAGGCTCAGAGCTATCTCAAGCAAGGGATAGCACGGCTGGGCTTGCAAGTGAAGCCCCGAAGGAAGCCCGGGGAAGTACCACCACCGCAGAGGGAAGGCCCAGCCGAAACCCAACGCAGACGCAGACGCGAGGGGAAGAAAGACAATGGCAACACCGATAGGAATGGCAAGCCAACTGGCATCCAAGTCCGTCGCAGGGCTCCAAACGGCAATGGACAAGCTTGATCCTCAAAAGCTGATCGATAAGCTCAATGAGCTTGGGGATTCTATTCTCAAATTATCCAAGTCCGCTACGGCTGCAATCGGGGCAATTGATGCCAGCATTGGAAAGTTTGTGCAGCTTGCTTCCCCAGCCGTCTACAATCGCTTTGCCCTAGCTGCAAAAGACTTTCAAGCCGTATTCGGTAAGATACTTGTTCCTGTTCTTGCCGATGTCACAAAGACGATTCGGGGGCTGGCCGATGCCCTTCTCAATGCTTCCCCGATCCTAAAAGCAACAATCCAATCGATTGCAGATTTTTCGGTAAAGGCTTCAATCCTTGCGGGAAAGATCGGGTCGATGGTAGCTTTACTCGGGGGCAAGCTCGTTACCGTTCTTGGGCCTGTCCTCGATCTTTTGGATAAGCTGGTTACCAAAGCCTTCGACCCCATGATGCAGGTTGTCGGGCAGCTTCAAGGCTCGATAGGTACGGTCGTAAATAGCTTGATTTCCGTAGCTGAGAAGCTTCTGCCCCTGTTCATGGAATTGGCGAGCAACGGGCTGGCAAATACTGTTCAGCAAGTTGAGATGTTAGGTAAATTTGCCGTCCAATTCTATACAGCTATCCAGCCCGTTTATAAAGCCTTCCTTAGCGTAATGGAAGTGCTGCAAGCTGTTCAATCTGTGATTACCGATCTTGTCGGGGCTGCCCTTTCTCTGGTTGGGGTCGCATTGAAGCCGATAGGCTTTTTGCTGAAGATAATTCTGGCCCCCTTCCAGATTCTCGGCAAGCTCATCGGCTTTATCCTGAAGCCCCTAAATTTGCTTTTGCAGGCCCTGACAAAGGTCTTCGATATCTTCGGGGAAGCCTTCTCGGTCTTCGATCCTATCGCCAATCTCTTTGATTCCCTCTTCGGTGCGGTGTCTGATGTCATGAAAGGGATTCTTGAAACGATGGGGGGCTTCTGGGATGCAATCGGGGGCCTTTTCAAAGGCTTGTTTCAGGCAGCAAGCAAGCTGGTCCCTATCATGCCGATAATCGAAAAGGTATTCAGTGCTTTGATTGATTTTGTCAAAGCTATCGGGGATGTTATCGATTGGGTAAGCAAGAAGGTCCAGTGGCTTCAAAACAAACTTTCGATTGGGGGCAATCAAAGCTCTGGGGCTGGGTCTTCTTTCTTCCCCGGGGGGCCAAAGTCCTCGGTCGGGGCTGCAAGCAATCAAGCCAGCTACACCAGCTTTTATGAGCTTGGGCAGAAGGCAAGGCAGATGGCAGCCGGGGCCTCTGAAAGCCCAGAAACACGGGAATTGAAGAACTTAAACGCGAATATAAAGCAAGTCCTGCAAAGCTTCCTCGGGCTTTCCAAAGATGAGCAAATAAGCACTCGCATGGCCCAGATTCCCGTCGGAGATTACTAATGAGCTTAAATATCCAGCTGCCCGATTTTTCGATACAAGAATTGATAGAAAAGGTGGCCGACCAAAGCCCGGGCACTGTTTCGATCAGCTTGGACGGGGCAGAATCGAACGTCGTTTATCAGCTTCCCTATGAGAAAAGATACGACGCAACTGTCTTTATCTTGGGGGCAGCTTGGGTAGATTACATATCTGGGGGAGGGGCTGTCCTTCGTCGGCTGATCCCCCTTCGGCACCCCAGCTATCCGAACCTTTACGCACGTAAGCTTTCCTATACGGGGAAGAAATTCATAGGCAAAGAGACCACCGGGGAAAATCTGCCCGAATGGAAAAGGCAAGATGAAACGTCAATGTATTCTATCGCTGACTTCAACGTCGAATTTTCCCCGCTATACTTCAAAGTCTATACAGACGATGAGGTATATAACCCAGACACAGGCGAATACGAGGAATGGGAAAGATTTTGCAGGCTGTACTATCAGCCTGCCCCCGATCTCATTACCATCGAAAACGGATCATTCCTATGGGCAGAAGGGCCAAAAACCGGGCAGGCTACTCCCGCAAACATTTCATACCCAGAAAGGAAGGCAGACATAACTTTAAAATGGTTATTTGTGCCTCAAGAGTACACGCACAATGCCGACGGCGTCCCCGTCAAAATCGAGGCTTGCATTGGGAAATTGAATAACGCGACAACATTCGGACGGGCAGCCGGTACTTTGCTTTTAGATTCGGTCGAATTTGAGCCGGTCACGATCCCCCTTGTGACCGATGACTGGCAGGCTTATTTTGCGAATCATGTCACCCTTAAATTTAAGTTTTTCGATCCCCCGAACGGTGACCCCGGCTCATCTATTCGGGGGCATAATCTGCTCCCAGATCGGGGGGCAGATAATACTTGGTCTTATTATTATGCAACTAATGATGGGACGATGACTGGCAAACCTTTGTATGATAGTACGGACTTTTATGAGATGTTCCGTTATTGGGGGGCTTAATTGTGCCTATCAATATCCCACCGGGGCCTTTGTCGGCTAATACGGCTGCAAGACTATCCAGCCTTTTGAACAAGCTGGAACCGATTGCTGGGCTTAAATTCTCTGCCCCCCTTTCGATTTCTCGCTCAGGGGGCTTCCCCCTTGTTAATGCCGATGCCCTACAAGATTCGGGGGACGGGGCAGGGATCACCGTTGAGGATTCTTACGGGGCCAGCTTTTCGGGAATCGACACTTTACTGTTCAATTGGGCCACTGTTACGAATCCTTCCCCCGGTGTGGCCGAGGTTGATCCTACTGTTGCCAGCGATAGCACAAGGGGTATCGTTAGCTTTGATTTCGACGAATGGGATTTGCAAAAGCTGGGGCAGGGAACAAAAGTAGCTGACGGCTTTGGCATATATAACACCGAAGCCGATAAAGATATTTTCCAGATATCAGGGGCACCCGGGGCTTCGGGGCCTTTTAGCATACCGGGGGTAAACGGGGGCAAATGCGTTTATCTTGGTCGAAGGAATGTAGGGGGAACCTTCCCCGATTTTGATGGTGCTACCTATCCTGCCCTTCTATGCAACATCGACACTTACTGGTATCGAGAAGGGGCATCCTTCGGCGATACCCCCGTTAGTGCAGGGGTGAGTGATCTAGTCCGCATTCGGGCAGGATCAACTGCAACAGGGGTATCGAGGGCCTTCACTTTTGCCCACCAATACCAGCATCCTGTTTTCGGGACTTATGCATATTGTGATAGTCTGATCTCAGCCGTCAGGCCCATTGCTGGGGGGGGGTGGATCGGCTTCCCAACAATCCCAACAACGTTAGATAGTTATATCCTCGGGTCAAATGGGTATATTCAAGCAAAGATTGGATACTTGGTTGGCGATGGGATTGCAACGGTCGAAGGGGCCACCGGAACCGATTCTGTTGGCAATCACTTTACGGGTGGGATCGTTGACACGATTGGATCGGGGGGCAGCTTTCAAACAGGGATTCAGTGGCAGGACGAAGGAAGCAATCTCGGAACATCGGGAACCGTAAATACTGTCGATTTTGTAGGATCAGGCTTTACGGCTTCCCGGGCTGGGAACAAAGTCACAGTGACTGGGACGGCTGCCCCTATCGATGCTGAATTCCTTTGCCTTTCCCTGAATGGAAGCTTAACGAACGAAAGGTCACTCGTTCTTGAATCGGGGGTGTTGTCGGGGGCAGACGGTGGGGCTGGGGGCAATTACACAATATCGATCGATACAGGGGGCATCGGGACGGGGAAGCTGGCCAACAACTCCGTTACCTTTGCCAAGTTCCAACAGATAGCTGCCCTAAGCTTATTCGGGAACCCAACGGGATCAACTGCGAACGGGCAGGCAATCACGCTCGGGGCTGGGCTTTCCTTTTCAGGGACTACCCTTGTTTGGACAGGCACGACGGGAGCAACAGCTGCCCTTATCGATGGATCAGCCGTAACCTCGGGTCTGGTTTCAACGGCTGGCTCTGGGCTGGATTATGCCGAGCAAAGTTTAGCACCGGGTGTTTACAACATTTTTATTGGCCCGGGTTGGACAAACATTGGTCTAAATATGACCATCCCTTCGAATGGTAGATATACGTTCAAAGGCATGTGGCGAGGTTACATTGTTCCTATTATGGGTGGGGCTGGTTACATGACGGCAGCTCTGTTCAAAAACGGAATTCTGATACCAAACTCCGAAAGCATACTTGTGGTGGAAGCCGGGCGTCTAAGTGCCCAAGGCCAACAGCCAGTAACAGGAGATACTACAATTTGCATTGAAGGGGATATAATATCTTTGTACGCTCGCTGGAATGGTGGCCCCCTAGAGGTTGCCCAAGTCGTGTCTGGGGTTGAAGGTGTCACACGGATTGAATGCGAGCGTATAAAATTATAATCAAAGGAACGTCGAAGAATGGATGAGCTAAAAAAGGCTTTTGGGCTGGTCAAGCGGAATTTTGAGGATGGTATCAATTCCCTAAATTCAATCGTTGAAAAGATCAACGATAAGCTGGCCGAAATTCAATCGGCTGAGTCCGAAGTTGCTTCCCTTACGGGGCAAGTTTCAAAGCTCAAAAAAGAATTGGAGCAAATATCCAAACAACGGGATGAGATGCGTCAGGGGCTTATCAATGCCCAGAACGATCTCGCAGACGGGGCACGCCGGGCAGCTTCCCAACGGGAAGAACTAGAGGCTCGATGCAAAGCCGATATCGAGAAGGTGCTGGCAGAAAACGAACGGATCAAAAAGCAAATGGATGAGATCAAAAAGGCAAGCGATGCTATTCTCGCTGAGAATATGACCCTCAAGCAAATGTATGAGGATTATAAAAATCATCCTGCGGTTGTAGCTGCAAGGATCAAAAAGCAACAGGAATATCTTGAAAGCCTGCGAAAGGATGCGAAGGAAAAAGAAGCCTTAATCCTTGCGGAAATTGAAAAGTTAAAGAAACAAGATCAATCTTCCAATGAATCGGGAAGCCCTGTTTCGTGAGGGGTAGCCATCGGCTTACTTCTCCTTCTTTGGGCTTGTCAAGCTGATAGCTTTGCCGAGTACGGCTGCAAGTATCTCAGCCTTTTCGAGGGTAAGCCTTTTCTCCCCTTTGATAAATTCGGCAAGGAATGTGCGGGAGATGCCTTCGGCTCCCCCTTCACGTGATTTGTTAGATAGCTGGGTAATGTTACACCCAGATTGTGCAATTAGCACTCGCAGGTCTTTGGAAATTGACATAACCGCTAGATTCTCCCTATTTAGTTGTGCTTGGGCAACAATCTCACTATAGCTATAGCGGATATATTGTCAACTCAAAAGGAATGAAATAAGAATGAAGTAAGATAGCAAAAGAACTAAATAATCCGAAGAGAAGAATTTATGTCAGATGCACAAAGCCCCAAAGATGCCCCCGTTCCTGCCCCTGCCCCTGCAATCGGGTCGGGGGGCTGGTTCACTGAAGCCCAAAAGAGTAAGCTGGTCGCTATCCTGATATTCTTTCTCGGGGCTCTGGCCCTTTTGATCCTACAATGGCTTCGCAAGGAAGCTGGCCTAAATCAAGAAACCCCCACTCCCCAGCCACCAGCGGTGGTAGAAAAGCCGGTCGCACAAGCCCTTGTCGAGGATGATATCCCCCTTTACTTTTGCGGGGATCGTCCACGGCTGGCCGAGAATTTTGTAGCTAAAAGATTCCCAACAAACAAAATTACTTGGTCG